AAGATATTAAACTTACACCAGCAATTCGGAGAAAAGCAGAAAAAATTATCAGTTCATACCGAAAGATTAACGCGCTGATCCAGACACTTCAAATGGAATTACCTAATATTAAACTCACTCCTACTTATGAGTTGAAAGAAGGTTCAACGAGTGGAGTTAGTAATACAATCGAGTCAATGTACTTAAAGCAAGAAAACATTCGTGAAGAAGTAGCTAAGAACGAATTAATAAAACAGAAGTTAGATATTATTCACGACAGTTTAAATGACATTCAAAAAACAATTTGGGAACATCGCTATATTTACGGGCGCTTTGATGAAGCAGTAATGAATATACTAAAGATTAGACGAGAGAATTATTATGAACAGAAAAACGATATTATTAAGTTAGTTGCTAAAGCGTTTTGTTTGGTGTAGGGATAGACGGTTAATTATACAAAACAAAGGAGCATGTAGGTGCAGGAAAAAATCAACTGGTTAGAGGCGAATAGTTATAACTTAAATAAAATAGATGGTAGTTACTTCTTTGTGTATAGAGATGATGGTCTGTATTATGCAGTCAACACTTTCAGGATTAGCGACCTTATTAAAATGCCTTTGCAGGTTATGAAGGACTATCATGACCGATTTATGGAAAAGGCAAAGAACGAAGAGTTATTTTAGTAGATCAGTTCGGTCATACGATAAAACAAATGGAACAAAAACGGAACAAAAATGGAACTAATTCGGTACAAATACGGTACGTTATAGAGGAATATTTATAATAAAATAATAATATGAAGAAGTAACGGAAAACGCTTCTTCATCGAATCTAATTTACTTGTACATCGACAACTGAATATTGATGAGTTTTAAAGAAGTCCTGCTGTGGGGCTTCTTTTTTTATTTAGATAGGTTAGTCACTCTTAGATACCTTACGAGGTCTAAATGGTGGGGTTATTCCTCTATACATGTTAAATGTTCGTCAGGGTGGGGACGATGAGGAAAATGTATGCGGTGGCGGAATAGGTAAACGTACAACTAGCTGGAGAGCCGAAACTTATGTAAGGTGCAAATCCTTACCCGCATTTAAAGGAATTTATCTCTTTATGTAGAATAATAGTCTACAAAAGGAGGTAGATAATATGTTTAATCCAGGTAATGGTGGCGGTGGAGGAGATCGTTATAAAGTTCCAGGTGGTTGGGTAGGAAAATGGTTAGAACCAGGAACTAGACCAGGTGGTAGTATTGTACATAAAGATCCTGGAGGTGGAAGAAAATTTTCTGACCCAGGAACAGGAGGATTGTAAGAGCATTCACTTAGGTGAGTGCTTTTTTTGTTTTATAAATCATGTATATACGAGGTGAGGTGAAATGAATCAATACACACATATACCCTATGACATTAAACAAAAATGTGTAGCACTAAAATTAGCAGGTAAAACCCTAGAAGAAATTTATGCTTACTATGTAAGTGAATTAGGCAACTCACAAAATCTTGTATCATTCAGAGTGTCATTGAATCGCTGGGTTAAGAAAGTTAAAGTAGATGAAAAAATCGTCAAAGACCAAACAATTCTACATGACGTTAACTTAGGATTAGAGTACAAGACAAATAAAGCTACGGTACAATACAACCCACAAACTCAAGAGATTGAGAGAGTATGGGCAAGAATAGATAAGGATAAATCCTCTGTTAATCAACTAATTGAAGCCATCAAAGAAATACAACCAATTCAAATTAAAGTAGATCCAGTAGAAATAAAAGAAAAAAGAATGTTAGAAATACCATTATTCGATAGTCATTTCGGTGTAAGTGATTACGAGTATTATAAGCCTACCCAAGCTAAAATAATGGACAAGCTGTTATCTAGGAAATGGGAAGAGGTATTATTCGTTGTCGGACAAGATATGCTCCATAATGATGATTTTAGAGGTAGGACAAGCAATGGAACGCAAATCGAAACAGTAGACATGATAAAAGCGTGGAATGATTGTAGAACATTCTATGAGCCATTACTAGAGAAAGCTATTAAACATTCAAACTATGTGAAAGTCATGTATGCAAAAGGAAATCATGATGAAAGTTTAAGCTGGGCATTCGTACAGATGCTAAAAGCGATGTACCCACAAATTCAATTTGATGATGAAATGACAGAACGAAAAGTACATTTATTCCATTCAAATCTTATCTGTGTTACGCACGGTGATAAGGCAAGGAAGAATATCCAAAGTATTTTTCCTATTGAGTTTCCGTTGGAATGGAGTAAAGCAAAGAACAGAGAAGTTCACATGGGACATTTTCATGTTGAGGATTCAAAGGATCTATTTGGAATTGTAGTAAGAACATTAGCAACTCGAAATAAAACAGATAAGTGGCATCGTGACAACGGATATGTAGGAGCTCATAAACGTTTTATGTTGTTTGAGTACAGTGAGGAAGAATTAGAATCAATTCATTATGTGTGAGGTGCGAAATATGAAGAGTACAAGATTTGAAAGAGGGCATAAATTAATGCCGGGAGTAAAAGTTTATTTTAGAGCCAGTTCGTTATCAAAGATAGAAATGAATGTTGAAATGAAGTGGTACGGAAAATTCTTGCTCTTTTTGAAATGCATAAGGAAAGAGTATAAATTTAAATGGTATCAATATCCATTTGTTATTTTAACGATTCTTTGTGAATGTTTAAAAAAAGATTGAGAATACTTTTGAAAAATAACATAAGTGATTAACATGAGGTGGTGGTAATGCCGAGAGAACGCAGTCCAAATCGAGATAAGGCATTTGAAATATGGAAAGAACATAATGGTGATATCGCCAATCGAAAGATAGCAGAGATGTTAAATGTATCTGAAAAGACACTTGCAGGATGGAAAGTAAAAGATAAATGGAATGAAAAATTGAATGGAGTACTCCAAACGAATGAACGGAGTACTCCGAAAAAGAAGAGTCGTAAAACCGTTGGTAATAAAGGTAAGCGGAAGAATCCTGTTTTACCCAATTCAACAACTTTCAAAACCAAGCCTAGAGGTGGTCCTGTAGGTAACAAAAAAGCTGAAACTCATGGATTCTTTTCAAAATATCTTCCTCAAGAAACGTTCGAGATCATTCAGCAAATCGAATTGAAAAATCCGTTAGATATCATTTGGGAGAATATCAATATTCAATATGCTGCAATCATTAGAGCACAAAATTTAATGTTTGTTAATGATCAGCAGGATATGACCAAAGAATTGAAAAAGACAAAAGAAACTTATTCTAAGTCAAGTAGTTCTACAGAGGAAGAATTTGAGATTCAATTTGCCTGGGATAAACATGCAACCTTCTTAAATGCTCAAAGTAGAGCGATGAGCGAACTCAGAAGTCAAATAAAACAGTATGATGAAATGCTCCATAACAACTGGGAATTAGCAACTGAAGAACAAAAAGCACGAATTGAAGCATTGAAAAACAAGATTGTTAGTAACGATAGTCAAGAAGATAAAGTGGCTAATTATTTAAATGTTTTAGAAGAAGTGATGAAAGACGATGAGTAGGCTAAATGAGTTGTATCATGCAAAGCAGCAAGAAGTTTTGAAATTTGCTATGAACAAAGAATATTTCATGCTCATAAATAGTGGTGCTAAACGTACTGGGAAAACCATTTTAAACAACGATTTATTTTTATATGAATTAAAGCGAGTGAAAAAGATTGCTACTGAAAATGGAGTAAAGAAACCACAGTACATTTTAGCAGGTGCAACCTTAGCAAGCTTAGAACGTAACGTTTTGAATGAATTAACGAACAAATACAACATTGAATTCAAGTTTGATAAATATAATCGCTTCATGTTATTCGGTGTACTAGTTTGTTGTTTTGGTCATTCAAAGATTAATGATTTAGGACGAATCAGAGGGATGACCGCATTCGGTGCATACGTGAATGAAGGTAGTATGGCGAATGAAGAAGTCTTTAATGAAATCAAGTCTCGTTGTAGTGGAGATGGAGCAAGAATATTAGTTGATACGAACCCAGATCATCCAGAACATTGGTTGAAAATCAGCTACATCGATAAATCTGATGGAAAAGTAATACAAACATATCATTATGAATTAGATGATAATACTTTCTTAACAGACCGATACATTAGCAACATTAAAGCTTCTACACCAAGTGGAGTGTTTACAGACAGAGACATTTTCGGTTTATGGGTATCTGCTGAGGGAGTTGTTTATCAAGATTTTCATAAAGATATTCATTACATTGACGATAAATCAATATCCAATATCAACTTCACTAGATACTTTGCAGGAGTTGACTGGGGATATGAACATCATGGAGTGATTGTTGTTGTTGGTGTAGATGATCAAAATTGTTTTTATCTAATTGAAGAACATGCTCACAAATACAAAGAGATTGATGATTGGGTAGC